TCTAACCATTTATCCCTTTGTTGTGGAGTTACTATGTTATAACCACGATAAACTTTTCCAACTCCAGGCCAACTTACATTTTTTGTAGAGTAAATTGCTTCTGTTTTATTTGAAGTTTTTGGTGCTGTAGCAGGAGTATTTCTAGAACTCCTTGGTGTTTGTGTTACACCAATTACACCGTTAGCAACAGAACCCACTGCCTGAACGGTATCAGAACCTCTTGCCAAATCTGCGGTTGTAATTGCTGTTACATTTTCTTGAACTTCTGATACAGAAGCCTCAATATTATTTTGTACAGCAACCTCTTCCACCTTTGTTTCTGGCATAGGAGCCTCTACAACTGGCTCAGGAGCAATTGATGCTTCTACTGGTGTTTCTACTGGTGCTTCATTATTAAAATTATTTTCTTCCATTATTTAACCTCCTATGTGAACTATTATAACAGAATACTAAAGATTAAGAGGGGGAGGAGATCTAGCCCCTGCCCCCTCTCAAAGGTTACTGTTTACAGATTATGCATCTGCAGCAGCGTCTGCCCAAACGATTGCATCTTCTTCTTCCCATTGAATACCGAAACGAACAAAGACAGTATACTCAATTGTATCCTTCTTTGCCTTGTATTCACGGTTTACAACGATGTCTCGTTGGAAGCCCCATACACGGTTCTGAGGGAATGTCAAATCGACATATCCTTCAGGATAGTAAGGAACTTCTTGTACATCGATACCTAGAACACGAGTTGTACGTGCTCCACCGAATGTCTGGCCAGCACCGTCTAAATAAGACTGTGTATTGGCTGATGTATTACCATTCTTACCCAATGCTTCTGCAATTGCATCTGACAAGGTACCGTTATTTTTAACAATACCTGCAAATGTATCAGTACCTACGTAGAACTTAAGATTGTTCTTAAGTGCACGGTACTTACGTGGCATAGCAAGAATGAGGTTCTGCATTACTGCAGGTGTCCATGCATTATCAGCAACAGTTACTGCTGCTTCATGCGAATCTCCATTATCCTTGTGCTTCTTAATAAAGCCAGGCATAATTGAGAGGAATGGTCCAGTTGCACCATCACCGTTAATTGCAAGATCTTCAATATCGTTAGCGAATGCATTTGTCATCAAGCGAACAAGATGATCTTCTAATGCAGCCCCCTCGACATTGTCTTCTAGCGCTTCAGCAGAAACTTCCCAATCCAAACGGATTTTCTTTGTGGTAAGTTCTACCTTAGAGAATGTAGCACCAGTGTTTGTGTAATCGCCAATTGCCTGTGCGGCAGCACGAATAACACGCTCACCAACGTTAATCTTCTCGAGTTCCATGGTGTTTGCTCTCATCGTAACACGACGACCATCTTGGGCGAGAATTGTTGCATCCCAAACATAATCGATAAAACGACGTGCTTGTTCAGGACGTAGGATTCCTGAAGCAGCCTCACCCGAAGGATTCACGGCATTAGGACCAGTTGTAACACCAAAGTTAGCATTAGGGATGTTACCAAGTGTATCTGCACCTGGATCTGTTACACCACCAACACCACCTGAAGCAAAAGCGCCTTGTCCCTGGTATAGACCAGGTGCGGTTCCGCCTAGTTCGCCAGATTCTCCTGGCTGGTTTTTCTTAATCTCTTCCGACATATTGTCACCTCCTAAGTGATTACTTAATTAAATAAGTCGGCTGTTTTGAGGAAACGTCCGCCCCATAGGGATTTTTCAACCTTTTCTGGTTGATCCTGTACGATCTCGCCTAGATCGCCAGACTTTCGGAAAGCAGTGTCTGCTTCTACTGCGTCTACTCTCTTTCCAAATCTATCAACTTGTTCAATTGTTGCAGCAATGTCTTTGGCGACTGCATCAAGTGAACTCTTTACTGCTGCTGTATCAACCTTATTAGACTTAAGCATTTCTACTTCTGCCTGCAAAGACTTTACAGTTTCAACTAAATCGCTAAAGGCTGATGTAATTGTATTCTTGATTTCTGCAACTGCTTCAACAATTGCTTCATCTGATTTAGATACTTCTGTAGCAACTTCTGCTGCTGGTGCTTCAACTGTTTCTTCAGCCTTTTCGACTACTTCTTCAGTCTGTGCAACTTCTTCTGTAACTGTAGTCTCTTCAGACTTTTCAGTAACTTCTGCAACAGGAGTTTCAACTACGGCATCTGCCTCTGGAGCGACCTCTTCTGACTTAGTAACTTCGACTTCTTCAGTCTTTGTCTTTTTTGCCATAGGATTATCCTCCTTGTTAATCTTAGCATCAATGCCTTTAGCACTATCTACTAAGAATTTGACTATATCCATTTTTTCATTATCCGTTTTTTCAACGAACCCTATATTTTTCATTTCATTTCCAGTAATTGGACTACTTACTGTTTCTTGATCTGAAACCATTACTATTCCAGATTCTTCATCATAAAAAACATTTTCTAACTCAACATTTTGACCTTTTACAACATCAACACCATCTACTTTTTCTACCGACATAATATTTGCAAATTGATTTGCTGGTGAATCAACTAATGACAATTCAACAAGATCATAATCTTTAATAATTCTAATTGTGGAATCTGACTTTTCATCATAACCATCGTCCCACTTATTCATACGTCCACCAATGGAGAATCCTGTTAATGTACCGTCCAAAACTTTTTCCCATGTATCTTGTGCACCTTTTGATACATATGCAGAAACAAAAACTCCAGAATAAAACTTTTTACTTTCTGGATCAAAATATCTATCTTCTTTAAAATTAATCATTTTACCAACTGCGAGTGGTTGATGCATTTCACGAATATTTCCACGAAACTTTTTAAATGCTTTTAATGATGCTTCAGAAGTTACTATATCTCCTTGCTTATCAATATTATCAAGTGAGGCAAATCCTGAGACAATACGTCTCTCTTTATCAACCTTCGCAAATGGAAGGGAAAGCCTTACTGATTCGCCATCGGTATCCCAATGGGCTTTGGATATAGTCATACTAGAATATATTATAGAGCCTTTTTTAACAAATGTTAATAACCTGTTGATAACCTGTTAATAACTATTGAGAAGATCTACCCTCGCCTTTTGGATTTCTACCGCTTACTGTGGCAGCACCATCAGACTGGTTGTTTGTTCTTTCTCCATCTCTTGCCCGATCTGCTGGATTATTCTGCATTTCTGGCTTTGGCTGGAATGGCTCGTCTCCTCCTTCCCTTTGTGGAAGACCCAAAATAGCCCTAGCCTCATTAGGTAACATAACCTGAGTCTTTACATATCTTTCCAAAATTTGAGATTGTGCAATTTCGTCTGTAAGAGTAAGTTCTTTAAACTTAAGGACAAGAACATCTGTTTTTTCTTTAATTATCTTATTTAGTGTTTTTTCAAGTTCTTCTTGCGCTGGCCTTGCGACTTGTTCTTTAAATGTTCTATCCTGTGCTAATGCTGCTGCAATAGATCCAGAGTCTCCTCCGCCTATTTTAGATAAAGGAACTTGATGTGCTACTAAAATATCATCACGATTTTGGTTACGATATCTTTCAAATGACCCTTCCTGTACGCCATTTTCAATTGGCTCCATCTTAAACTCAACCTTATTTGTATCGCTATCCCCAGGAAGTGGAATATACAAAGTTCTATGAGATTGACCCTTAAGACTTGTTTGTAAAAATCTAAACATTTTATCTTCAGCATCTGCAGATAGTCGTGCGCCTTTTAGTGTCACAACATAACGAGGGACAGCCTTATTGCTAAAGTAGTCGATGTTATATTGTGACGCTAATTGGTCCCCATGAAGCGAATTAATTGCCGACATTACATCTGGTACACCATAAAAAGTATTTAAAGGCGAGTACTGTTTAAAGTGTATGATTTCATTTGGTCTAGTATCCGATGTAACTGGATTAGGATTCTTAGCACCAAAATTTCTAAAATAAACAACTTTGTTTCCTATAATTTGTAAATAACCATCTTTTAATCTACGAACACGAACGGTTGTTGCTGGAATATGACCAATGTATCCAATCTCTCCACGAGTAGTACGACCAACCTCTAGATACCCATTTCCAATTGCCTGAACATCTGTATAAACTTTCATCATTGTTGTAGTAAAAGAATCGTCATCATTTAATGATTCAAGCCATTCATGCATTTCAATCTTTGCACGTTCAATTCTATTTCTTGCTCTTGAAACTTGTTCTTTATCTTTATTTGATTCTAATCTAAGCATTGTACTTGGAGCAACTTCAAAATCATAACCAAGCCCTACGATGTTTTCTACCTTTGCATCAATAGCAGCATGATTTGCAAAAGAAGTGTCATAATAATTTGCTAATTCATAAACATTCCACGGTGGTGTAATTACATCAAATAACCCATACCCATTTCTATAAACAGTTCCAGGATTAATCTCTTTTGATTTTGCGCCATCTATTCCATATTGCTCTGCTCTAGCATTATCTAGATATGCTTGACTTGGATCATTTGGCATTGCCTTCTCTAAAAGTCTATTAGTTCTTCTTTTAAAATTATTATCTAAACCGTCATATGATTTTAAAACTGTCCAAGATTT